TGCCCTACGTTTCATCGACTCTTGTTCGGCTTTGGCTCCTTCTTGTTGCCCGTATACAGTTACAGCCGTACTCGCTACAATTGCCGCTGTTATTATGAATGACATTTAAATATCCTCTGGCTCTAATATTGCCTTTTCTATTTCTTCTACACTAGTAAGTTCTGTAGGATGAAACGTTACCCAAACACAATCTGTTTCAGCGTATATTACACGCTTTGTTTGCGGGATTGTTTCTCCCATAAACGGAGCCTCTATATCTAATGTCCCAAACTGACTTGCTACTTTGCATTTACCTTTTACTACAGTATATAAGTGACGAGTTTTGTGCAACGCACCAACTAAACAAACTCCTGCAGGTATAAATAATTCTCTAGCGTACAAGCCATCACTAAAATGGTGTTTTGCCTCTAATTCTACCTGCTTTTCTTTTAACAACAATGCCTGCATTCTGTAAACATCATCTTGCGTAGCAATTTCATTCATGATGATTCAACATAATATTCAATAGCTTGCAATTGAAAAGGGGTTGGATCTGGCACAGTAATTACTGGAGCAACTTCTATTCCCCAACCGTTGCCACCATTATTGTTTTCAATAATACCTGACTGAATTGGTAGGTTATTACCTAAAGGTGAAACTGCGGCTGTTCCAAACTCTCTTATAGGCACAGGATTCCCATCAATAAATACGCCTGCTGACTTATAAACTCTAGCGTTAATATTAGAAATTTTCTTTTGTCGCATTTGATTTTGGCCGTTAACGCTTCTGGCTCCAGTAGTTGCTATTGGCATAGGTTTAACAGTTACGTTAAAGTTAAAACCAATTTCAACGTCAATAAGACCTGCAACGGGATTGTCTAATATAAATTCTCTTTCTGCTGAACTTATATCAATGTATTCTTGCCCTCCAAATACTTTTACTACTCTGTCTGTTAGCTTGTTACCCCTAGCAACAACATTAACCGTATCACCAACTAAATAATTTGCTCCTAGATACAAAGCAAAATCTAATCCTGGCCCCGCCTGTAGGCTGTTTGGGTTTGTAATCAATGTTGATTCATCCATCAAATGGTCAAAACTCCACCTAACAATTGAATATCGAGTGTCAGTAGCTAATGGTCCTTCACGCTTGTTAACTAAAAACAACTCAGTCGCAACTACAGAAACAGCTTCTATCTTAATAGGATAAACACTATTAGTATTGCCGCTAATCCATTTAGTGTAACCATTAATATCTTGCGACCGTAACGTATTAAGAATTGCGGCAGTGCCGTCTTGGTTAATTATAAATACCCAATTGGCATCTTCTGATTTTGTACCAGAAAGTATGCCTAAATCTTTAGGTTGGTCAATAAGTTGAGAAGACAACACAGAAATATCATTACTAATGTAAGCGTCTTCATTAAAACTAAACAAGTATTGCCTTAAAGTTTTCCCATTAGCGTCTACAAATAACGTAGCACCGTCTATTGATTGAACTTCAATATTTTTTGCGCCATGCTGTGTTTGTGACGAAATTACAATGTCGCTAGGCGTAGTTCCTTTAACCAAGAACTCTGATCCGGTTGTAAATACTTGTAACCCTCTGTCTGGATTTATGTCTACAATTTCAGTTAAACGTCTAGCAGAGATTGTTGTGAATATTCCTTCATCGTCATCACCTTCTTCGGTATAAAAATCAAAGAAAGATCCTGATCGCGAACCAAATAAACTTTGTATTTTAGATTTAGTCCCGCCTAACCAAAGCCTGCCGCTAAAAAACGCACCCATACGCGGGTAGCCTCGATCAGCCGACCACACATCTTCTTTACGAGGTGATCCATTAGGCCCAACTTGTTGAAAAGTAATTGTAGGAGGTGTGGCCGTGTCTCCTGTAGTTGCAAAGCCAGACCACAATACAAAATCTTTTGTTGATTCTCCAGAAACAGTAACCCTTGCAGTTGTTCCGGTAACAGCTACAGCTATTCCTGTAGTTCCAAAAATCGGCATATCTTGCAAATTAATTTGCATGTTGTTAGCCAATGTAAGAGGATTGACGCTAAACGTAATTGTTTTACTAATTACAGATTCAACATCAATTTGAAAATTATCGCCTTCTGCAAAATTTGCAAATATAATATCAATTACATAGTCTACAGGGATAGGACTTTGCGCGTCATTGTAATCGTATTGCGGAACATTAAGCCAAGGAATAGGATCACTAGACCAAACAAGAGGGGTTAGTGATTGCCTAATAATCCTATGCGATGGTACGTCTGGGTGAAACAGTAACATTACATTTTCTGTTTGTACGTCCCGTACCTGAGAGACTTGATTAGATTTATAAGGTACTGCAAGGTTTGCAACAAGATTTACATTAAAAGGGCTACTTGTGTCTATAGTGTATATTGCTAAATTTCCTAAAGGTACGCCAACAAGATTATCTCCACCTGTTAAAACGCACAAATAATTTTCGGTAGTTGAAATACTAAACTCAAATAGCTTAACTTCTGAAGCAAGGCCGCCATTATAAAAACAATTAAAGTCAGTAAGTTGTATGCCTAAATTAGCAAGGTTGTCTCCAGTGCCTGCATTTTGATCTCCGGATCTAATTAATCTTACATATTTAACGTCAGCAAATTCAGTTATGCTTGTGTCAAGGCGAACTCTAAATGTTGTTGCATCTTTAGTGCAATTAAATGCCCGCGCTGTAGACCAATTTATATTATCTTTAGAACACTCTACCCGTAATTTTGCTAATAGATTAGTAGTGCTAGGCGCGCCTGCTAAATCTGTTAATTTGCAATTTTCAACTTGAATGTAAACAGGGTATTGAGTGCCGCCTGATAAATCATATTCAGCAACAATAAATTCGCCATTAAATTGAGTACCAATAATTCCCACTTCCGTGGTAGTAATAGATGTGGCAGGGTTAAGATCGTTAATTACTGCAGTAGTACTATTAATAGGATTAGTTACTCCAACTACACTTGAAGCAGGAGCCGGATCTGTGTCTTGATTTTTTGGAATGTTTTGAGCAACGTCAATATGTTGTGTTCCCGCTCTACGTTTTACACCGCCTTGCGTAACAATTAAAACATTATCGGCTTGTTGCATCCCAGTATAGTATTGGTCAAGATCTGTACGACCTAAAACTAATGGCGACAATTCGCCAGATACAAAACTAGACTGATTAAAAGTGCTTCTTGGCATTTTAGTACCTAGTGTTTACAAACGGAGCAGAACTTAAAGGAACAACTGGATATTGTTGAGAATCAGTATATCTTGCCATACGAGAAGCATTTTCATATTGAAAAGCATTTGCTTCCATTGAGGCGGCACTATCTCTAATAGCCGGAGCAAAATCCATAGCTAAACGGTATTGAATCATTTGTTGAAAATAAACAGGCCATTCAGATTCGGGAGCATTGTAAATATAATCAGCATACACCGCTCCATTCATGTTGGTGTATACCTGCTGACCAAACAAAGCATAGTTTGATCTAGGATTAATTTTAATAAGAAAAAGAAGATCAGCGGGAAGTTCGTAAATTGCATCCCATTCGTTACCTGCAGGAGTATTAACAGATAAACTTAACTGTGCAATTTTTCTAGCAAACCCCCAACGAAATTTAGTCATCTCCATTTGCACGATGTTGTCATATAAATTGTTAGCAACAGTTTGTGCGCGAGAATTTCCTGATAAACTAGTAATTGGCAAATCACCAATTAAAATCAGGGCGTTAGAAATTAATTGGATCTTACTAGACATAACGCTACCTTTAGCTTAATAAGCTTTTTAATAAAAAGGGGGGCGAACCCCCCTTAGATGTTACGCAGTTACTGCATCGCCAGTAGCGGTAGTAATGCTAGAAGCAGAATGCGCGTCTACATATGTAATGTAAACAGTAGGAGTAGAAGTATCTACTACCCAAACGCAATCGCCTTTAGCCATTTCTGTAATTGCAGGTTTAAAGTAATCGTCTGCGCCCACTACAGCATATGCTTCTGCTGAAGTGTGCATCCAAACGGTTGCTCCATAACCTGAACCACCAATGCGAGATAAATCTTTTCTTGCAAAAGCCATGATAATTCTCCTTATACGTTGTCTTTGTATTGAACTTTAACAACACCTTCAGCATCACGGACAGCCGCGCCTGCTTTAAGCATTCCATTACACAACCAAGAAGTTCGCTCTGCAATCCAATCAACAGAAGTACGAATATCAATACCGATTGCAAGACCTACTGCTTCACGTTGGTAGAAATATGAATCTACTACGTTTGCGGCTACCGAAAGACCACCTTCACGACCAACACGGTTTTCCAAAGTAATAAACTGGAATCCACATAGAGAGTTAATGTCACCGTTTACAAGTGCTTTAACATTCTGGTAATCAAAGTTAGTTGCTTTCTCGTCATTCAACAAACCTTTAAGTCCGTCAGCATTAATAACAGCAAACAGATCACGGTTGTCTACGCCTTTTCCACGCAAGTTAGTTTGCGCTTCAATACATTTAGCGATAGTTAGACCAGTACCACCATCAACAACAGTTGATCCAACAGCAACAGCATCTAGCTCGTCAATAATTAGCTGATCGCTTCTACGGCCAAGTGCGCCTGCAATTGTGCTTGCAAGTTCATTTCGCTCATCAAAGTTTACATCGGCTTGATCAAATACGTCTGTGTATTCTGGAGCATTCCAGTTTTGCAGAGTAGCGGTTTTGAATTGGTGGTTAATGTCCATAGGAGTTACT